TCCAACAGGTAACCGCCGGTTCTGGTCCGTTCGCTGTGGAAACATCAACTTGGAGGGGCTGCGTAAGGACAGGGATCAGATTCTGGCCCAAGCAGTATGGGAGGTGCAGAACGGCTATAGATCCTGGCCAACACGGGACGAAGAGCGCGACTTGATCGTGCCTGAACAGCAGATGCGGGAGATTGTGGATCCGTGGGCCGAGGCTATTGCTGAGTGGGTCGATGAAGGAATCCAGTTCACAAAAGACCAATTTACTTCTGCTCAGCTTTTAGAAGGTGCAATCGGTATGGAACTGTCGCGCATAGACGGCCAGCGATCGGCCACTACTCGAATCGGCACCATCATGATGCGTATGGGGTGGAAAAAGATCAGGGCTAGTACGGGGCCGAGACAATATTTTTATTGCAGGCCCGAGAAATCGAAAGGGGGGAATCATGCCAAGAATTAAGTGGGTGGATGATCGTCTGGAAGAATGGGCGATGTGGCGCGAGGGCGCGGGTCTCTACCGTTCCATTTCATATGACAGGGAAGTGTCTGGCGATGCTGTTGGGCTGGTGGAGTTAAGCGCAGAGCAAGAGGCAGGCTGTGTTGAGATTGATATGGCAGTTGCAAAGCTACCCGCTGAACTTAAGCAGGCAGTGTTCGCGTTCTACACCTGGCAGGGTGGTATGGGAGTGATTACGGAAAAGCTGCGTGTTACGCGGGCGACGATACATAGACGCTTGTGTCATGCGGACTTGAGGATAGTTGAATGGTTTGAGGCACGAAGAGTAAATTGCTAAACGTAGTTTGATCCTTGAGGTAAATCAGTATGTCCTTATAATGCGCCTGATGAAAAATTATCATTAGAAAGGGATGGATATGACCAGCAGACGTAGTAGGGAGAATAATCAAGAGGAACAACAGCCTCTAGCAGGGAAGCCAAGTAAAACGTGTTTTATTGTTGCTCCAATAGGTATGGAAGGCACTGATATTCGTCGTTCTACTGAGGGTTTGCTGAGGGCAGTATTAAAGCCTGTTTTGGGCAAGTTTGATTTTGATGTCGTTATAGCTCATGAAATTTCTACCTTAGGGTCTATAACTGAGCAAGTAGTAAATCATTTGCTGGAAGCAGATTTGGTAGTGGCTGATCTCAGTGGATTGAATCCAAATGTTATGTACGAACTTGCAATAAGACATTGTGCAGCTTTGCCAGTAGTAGTTATTGCAAATAGAAATACGAAATTACCGTTTGATGTGGTGGTTGAAAGAACGATTTTTTACTCGGATGATATGCATGGCGGAGTTGAGTTAGCTAGAGAGTTGGAAAAAGTAATAATAAAAATACAGGAGAATAATCTGGCTGCAGATAACCCAGTGACGAGAGCCAAAAAGTCTGAGTCTGTTAGACAGAAGTTGATGGCTAAAGAGGACGGCGGTGAGATAGATAAGTACTTTCTTGAAAGGATGGATAAGCTTGAGAGTCTGATAACTAGGTCTAATGTTTTTAATGCTGAAAATGTCAGAAAAAGATCTATATATACAGATTTTCCTGTTCAAGCTGAAAACTTTCCAGATGTGATGGCGGATATACATCGCACCGCCCTTAAATTAAACCTACCAGTGATGTCGATTAGTCGTGATCGTAAACAGGGAAGTAGAGGGTTAGCTTTGATAGTGGATAAAAAGTTGACAGATGAGGAAACAGTGATTTTGCATAACATTCTGGCTGAGCATGGCGTCGATAGATACAGTATTACGCCCTTTGAAGACTTGTAGTCCTCTGTTAGTAATTAAGGCGGGTAGCTGGTGCCATCGATGCGCATGGTTCCCGATGATGCCCTGGTGGTCCCTGTCGAGGGGATGATAGAAGCGTTACTGGATGGCCTACTGGCAGACTTTGGTATGGCTGACTTGGCCAGGTTGAATACCGTTTGCAGCTCGGCGCTGATGAATCGCTTGCAGTCGGGCTTGCTTGCCCAGGAATTGAAGAACAGAATGGCGGCTCGTAAAGCGCCAAAGACTGCGCTGGCGACAGCTGACGTGGGGTCTAAGAGCTAACAGCAAGCTGGCCGCGCCAGCTTTTATTGGGGGTGAGCCCGGATGGGCAAACTGTTTTGTAAATACTTCGGCGTGAAGGCTATGATGTCGCTGCTGGTTCAGAGATGGGGGAGAGTGTTGTCTGCTCGAAATCCGAAAAGAGCCACTGCGGATTATGGTGTACGCCGCCGTCTGACCTATAGGTTAGGTCAGACGCGACAGGTTAGACGGCTGAAAACCGCATGAATACTCAATCCGTCTAACCTCCTAACCTTTCTCATGCGCCCGCCCGTGGGTGCGTACGCATACTTGCGCGTAGACGTGATGCATTAATTGAAAACCTATTAAGTTGATTATTGATTATTTAGGTTAGAAGGTTAGACGGAGTTAATAAAATCAATAACTTATTTACGTCCAACCTATTGGCTAACCTATTTATAAAGTTAGACGGTTAGACAGGGTTTTTATTTTTTAAATTATTTTCCTCCAGCACTCAAAAACAATTTCGGGAGTTATACCGAATAGGTTAATATGTGCTAACTTTCAGCAGTTTTGCGACTGCACAAATCATCACTGAGCCCGGACGCCTTGCGCTTCTGGGCTTTTTTTATTGTTCCCTTATGTCTCCGTACTCAGTGCGCGATCCCCATCGCGTCTGGGCTCAGTGATGGTGCGTGAAGAAATGGCCACAGCTGCTCCTAAACCTTGTCGTCGCGCTGGTTGTTCTGCCCTGGTCTATGGCGGCAATGGATATTGCGACCGGCACCAGGCAGATGCAGAGCGGGAATGGGTGAAAGCCCCAGAGCACTCAGGTCGTGGTGGCCGGCAGTGGCGTCGCTTACGTCTGCAAGTGTTGGAGCGTGACGGCTGGCTGTGCCAGTGTGAAGACTGCGCTAAGCGGCGGGTGCCGCTGGTAGCCCATGAGGTGGACCACATCAGCAATGAGCGTGATGAGAATGGTCAGCTTGATGATTCTCCTGAGAACCTACGGGCAATGAATCGTGATTGCCACCGTAAGAAGACCCAGCAGGAAGCGGCCCGAGGCCGGCGGCGCTGGGCCGGGAGGGGTGGGTTGAAACTCTGAGCCACCTGGCCGGACACCCGCCGCCCCGTCTTATTTTTTGCACGACAGATTTTTCAAGAGGGGGGGGGTCGAAACACCCTCCCAAATTTATGAGCTCCCATGTTCGAGTAGTCCCACAGGTTGATTCCGGGGCTGCTGGGGAAGTTGCGCCTGCTCAAAATGTCGTCTCTGAAATTCCTGCTCTGGTTGCAAAACTTTCTGCGAAAGAGAAGAAATTATGGGATCACGTTACCCAAGCTCTGCATGAATATGGATTAATTCATCGCACGGACGCAATGGTGCTGACTGTTATTTGTCGGACCTTTATTCGTTGGGTTGAAGCCGAAGAATTGCTGTCGCGTTTTATGAAAGAGAACGATGGCAGTTATTTTGCAAAAACCCCCAACGGCTATGAACAACCACATCAAAGTTTTTATGTGGCACGGAATCTGAAAAAAGAGCTGCTGCAGTGGTTGCCAGAGGCCGCATTAACCATTCCGTCTTTTCAGAAAGCGATCAGTTCCGGATCCAGTGGTGGCTCCCAGGGGCAATTGCCTGGGTTCGAGGATCCGGTTGAGCTGCACCGCAAGCGCAAGACAGTAGCTGGAATGCGCTTGGTATGAGGACATTCGACTGGGATGCCTACGGCCGCCGAGTGATGGCGGGAGAGATTGTTGTTTGCAAGTGGATTCGCCTGGCGGTGGAGCGGCATTACCGCGACCTGGAAAGCTGCCACGCACGCGGGCTGTACTTCAGTGACGAGCTGGCGCAGCATGCCCTGGAGTCCTTCTTGTTCCTGCGTCACTCCAAAGGAGAGTGGGCCGGGCAAGTCTTTGTGCCGTCGGATTGGCAGCAGTTCTGGATTGCGCTGGCGTTTGGATGGATGCGCACAGACGGGACACGGCGTTTCCGTGAGGTCTGGGAGGAAGTGCCGCGCAAGAACGGCAAATCTACGAAGCTCTCCGGCGTCGGCCTGTACTTGATGGTCTTCGATGGTGAAGGCGGTGCCGAGGTATACAGCGCAGCCACCAAAATGGACCAGGCCAAGATTCTGCATGCTGAGGCCGAGCGGATGGTGCTGGCGTCGCCACAGTTGCGCCGTGCGGTGGGCGTTCGGCTCAATGAGCTGTATGACATACGGCCAGGCAGGGCAGACAAGTTCGTTCCACTGGGACGGGACGCGCGCACCATGGACGGCTTGAACCCGCACGCTGGGCTGCTTGACGAGGTGCATGCACATCCTACCCGTGAGATTTATGACGTCATCAAGTCGGGGATGGGGGCACGTAAGCAGCCAATGATTTGGCAGATTACGACGGCAGGGTTTGATCTGTCTTCGTTCGGATACTCGCAGCATGAGTATGCGCAGAAGGTGCTACAGGGCATTTTTCACGACGACGAGCTGCTAGTCATTATTTACACAGTGGATGATCCCGAGAAATGGGATGACCCCATCGAATGGCAGAAAGCGAATCCGAACCTGGGTGTCTCTGTATACGAATCACAGCTGCGAGCGTTGGCCGAGCGAGCCAAGCGGCAACCTACTGAGCTACC